AGCATACGACAACGAGTACAAGAAGTGGGAAGCTCGTTCTACCAAGATCGTTAAACGCTACAGAGATGACAACCGCAGCCAGAACTCCAACGAGACAGCAAAGTTTAATATCCTCTGGTCAAACGTACAGACTCTAGTACCAGCGGTCTATTCCAAATTACCTATGGCTGACGTATCAAGAAGGTTTGGAGACAATGACCAAGTAGGCCGCGTTGCTTCGCAGATCATTCAGAGAGCCATTGACTACGAGATTGAGCATTATCCAGACTTCAGAGCGACTATGAAGAATGCGGTGCAGGATCGATTTCTTGGTGGTCGCGGTGTTGCATGGGTGCGCTACGAGCCGCATCTAATTGAGCGTGATATGCCAGAGGACGGGCTACAGGTCACTGAGGACACAGACGAAGAGAACGCAGAGGACGAGACAGGCCCAGAGACTAACCAGACTTATGAAGAGATCGAGTACGAATGCGCCCCTACAGACTACGTTCACTGGAAGGACTTTGGTCACTCAGTAGCGAGAACGTGGGAAGAGGTCACGGTTGTATGGCGCTGGGCGTACATGACTAAAGAGGCTCTTATAGAGCGTTTTGGCGATAAGTCTGCAAAGAAGATACCTCTGGACTGCGGCCCACAGACACTAACCTCCTATGGTCAGAGCAATAAAGAACATACCAGAGCTAAGATATGTGAGCTGTGGGATAAAGAGACAGGCAAGGTCTACTGGTTTAGCAAGAACAGCAACTACATCATAGACGAGCGTGATGACCCTATCGAGGTAGAAGGCTTCTTCCCTTGCGGCAAACCTCTCTACGCTACGCTAACCTCTGATTCTCTCGTGCCTGTACCTGACTTCGTGCTGTATCAAGATCAGGCTACTGAGCTGGACATTTTAAGCGACAGAATTGACGGTCTGGTCAAGGCTCTAAGAGTACGAGGAGTATACGACGCAAGCCAGCCAACGCTACAACGTCTGCTCACAGAGGGAGACAATAATACTCTGATACCTGTGGATAAGTGGATGGCCTTCAGTGAAAAGGGTGGCCTAAAAGGTAGTATCGACATCCTACCGCTTGATGTAATAGCTGCTACGCTCATCAACTGCTACCGAGCAAGAGAGGACATAAAGAGTCAAATTTACGAGATTACAGGCATATCTGACATTATTCGTGGTCAGACCAGTGCAAGCGAGACCGCAACCGCCCAACAGATCAAGGGCCAGTATGCCGGGCTTAGACTTAGGTCAATGCAAGAAGAGGTAGCATTATTTGCATCTAGCCTGATTAAGCTCAAGGCGCAGATCATGTGTACCAAGTTCCAGCCACAGACACTATTGCAGTACGCTTCTGCACAGCAGATGTCTGAGGCAGATCAACAGTTGATACCACAGGCCATAGAACTTCTTAAAGACTCTCCACTAGCTAACTTTAGAATAGATGTAGAGGCTGACTCCTTAGTACAGTTGGATGAAGATCAGAACAAGCGCAATCGTGTAGAGTTCCTGCAAGCGTTTGGTGGCTTCTTAGGTCAAGCATTACCTGTTGGGCGCGAGTCTCCTGAGATGATACCAATGCTCGTAGAGGTGATGAAGTTCGGTATCGGCGCATTCAAGCAAGCAGAACCTATCGAGGGGACTTTGAATACGGCATTAGAACAGATGAAGGCAGCATCACAGCAGCCACAACAGCCGCAGCCTGACCCTGAGCAGATGAAGATGCAAGCACAGCAACAGTCTGACCAGATGAGAATGCAAGCAGATGCACAAGCTGCACAGATGAAGGCACAGATCGATGTACAGGCTCAACAAGCACGAGTACAGGCAGATATGCAGATCGAGCAGATGAAGCTACAGGCAGACGCACAGCTAGAGCAAATGCGCCAGCAAATGAAGATGCAAGAGCTACAATACCTAGATCAGTTTAATCGCTACAAAGCAGAACTGGACGCATCTACTCGCATCATGGTCGCAGAGATAGGTGCAAAAGCGCAGGTAGATAAGGTGCGTGAGGCAGAAGAAGCCGCTAATACTGAAGTAGCTATCGTTCTGGGTGAAGCATGAGAAAGTCTTGGATATATATAGACGGAGAAGCTGTAGAGGTGGGTTCGGTTCAGTATGATGCTAAGGTCTACATCATGCCTGACATAGCTCCTTATAAGTCTATGGCTGATGGCACAATGATTACTGGCAGGGCTATGCACCGTGAGCATTTGAGAAAGCATAACTGCTTTGAGGTCGGTAATGAGACAATGAAAACTGAGATACCGCAAGCAAAAGATACACGCAGAGAAGTTTTAAGCGCACAATTAGCAAATATGTCGCACAGCCAAGCTAACAAGCTGATGGATCGGATGCGAGATAACCAACGATTTACTAACCCCCACAGGGAGAAATAAATGGACTTGCCAGAAGTAACACCAGATGCAGAAGTAATTGACAGGAAGGAATTATTAGCACAGCAGTTTGAGGAATTAGAAGCAGAGCCAAAGGCTGAGAGAGTACGAAGTGCTGATGGCAAGTTCGCATCAACCGCTCCCGTAGAAGCTCCAGTAGAGGCTGTTGAACCGCCGTTGTGGAGCAGACCTCCTAAGTCGTGGATAAAGGAACACCACGAAGATTGGGCAGCAGCATCTCCAAGACTACAAGAATACGCATGGCAACGTGAGGAGCAGATGAGGGCTGGTGTCGAGCCGCTTATATCTAAGGCTCAATACGCTGACGAGATGGAACGGGTAATACAGCCATATCTCAATACGATACACGGTCTAGGGATTAAGCCTAGCGAGGCCATCAGCGGGTTATTGCAAGCGGATAACATTCTGCGGAATGGCTCTCCAGAGGAAAAAGAGTATTACTTTGCTCAACTGCGTGAGCAGTATGGCATGGGTGCAGCAAATCAGGATGGTGTGCAACAAGCACCACAGCATGATATAGTATACGGACTGCGTAACGAGTTAAACTCAGTGCGCGGCGAGATGCAGCAATGGAAGCAAGAGAAGGAAGCTGAATCTAGCAAGATTATGAACGGCGAAATAGACTCATTCTCACAAAAGAAAGAGTATTTCGAGGAGCTTCGACCAGCAATGATCCAGCTGCTACAAGGCGGTATGGCTAATACTCTGGATGAGGCTTACGACAAGGCATTGCGCCTAGACGCTGACCTATATGACAGACAAACACAGGCCCAACAGGCTAGTGTAAACGTCCAAAAGATAGGTATGGTAGACAAGGCAGCGAAAGCTGCTAGGGCGGCAGCGGTTAGCGTTAAAAGCTCCACACCCGGAGTAGCGACAACGACCAAAGCGCAAGATAGGCGCTCAATGTTAGTAGAGCAATTTGCTAACCTAGATGAGCGTTTTTGATAACCTAAACTGAGGAGTAAATTATGGCCTTCGCCAATAGCTCGGTTAGCGACATCATTGCGACCAACATTCAAAGTCGTACGGGTGAACTAGCTGACAACGTTTAACTTATAGACGTTATAAAACTCCGTGAATTCGGTGAAAAGCTGAGATGCCAACACCGAGCCAAGACGCACAGGATACCCAAGGGGTGCGTAAGGTGTAACGACTAGGACAAAGCGGAAGCAGAGTCCCACGAGCGCGGAGCGTAAGTATCAACCACAGAGGAGTATTCCAAATGGTGACAGTGTACGGTTTAGAGGATGCAAGCACTGGAGCAGCGTATGTAGGCTGCACAGCAGGCAAGATAGGTAAGAGGATGCGAGAGCATAGGAGTCTACTAAAAGCCGGTAAGCATAGCTCTAAGAGGTTGCAAGAAGCGTGGAACGATCACGCTGGTGAGTTTCAGATGAAGGTACTTGAGACAATGCCAGCAGAAGTATCAGTGATTGAGAAACGTGAGCGCGAGTTGTCTTGGATGAAGCACTATAGAGGCAGTAATTTGTTACTAAACGATAATGAGTATTCGTTTAGACCGCCTCCAAACGCTCCTGCAATGGCAGCAAAGTCTAGGGTAGCTAATGGCTACAGACCAAGCGCAGAAAGCAACCTAAAGCGTAGATTGGCGCAGATTGGTAAGCCGAAAGGCCACGGTGCTAAGATTAGCGCCACCAAGAAAGCGATAAAACTTGCGATGAGATAGTCTGCTCTGCATATAAATGGAATATGCAGGTTCGGGATAAAGAGCCTGAACATAACACAAGGACAAATAACAACGCTTTATTGCGCCGCTTGAAAGATCGTGGCAATGTTAAGACTTTCTCTGGTGGTAACGTAATTTTGCAAGAAATTATGTACTCAGACAGCGCAACCAACAACACCAACAGCTATTCTGGCTATGAAGTGTTGAATGTTTCGCAAAACAGCCCTATCAGTGCTGCTCAATTCTCTATCACCCAATACGCTGCTGCCGTTTCGATCAGTGGTCTTGAGATGATTCAGAACAGCGGTAAAGAGGCAATCATTGACCTGCTTGACGGTCGTATGAATGTTGCTGAAGCTCAGTTGGCTAACCGTATTGGTGGTGACATTTACCTAGACGGAACTGGCAACTCTGGTAAAAATCTGACTGGTCTGGGAGCTGCTGTACCTGATGCACCTACTACTGGAACATACGGCGGCATTAACCGTGCTACCTATAGCTTCTGGCGTTCAGTTAAGTTCAGCGGAACTACCGATGGTGGATCGGCTACATCAGCATCCAACATTCAAGGTTACATGGACTCACTAGCTGTTCAGTTGATTCGGGGTACGGACAAGCCTGATCTGATCGTTGCTGATAACATCTTCTATCGGATGTACCTGCAATCGCTGCAAAGCATTCAGCGTATTAGCGATGGTGGAAGCAGCACTGCCGGGTCTGGTTTTGCCTCACTCAAGTATTACGGCGCGGGTATGGCTTCTGATGTTGTTCTGGACGGTGGTATCGGTTCAGCAGCAACCGCAAGTCATATGTGGATGTTGAACACGAAATACATTATGTTCCGTCCGAATGCTAACCGTAACTTCGTACCTATCGGTGGCGAACGTCAAGCGGTTAATCAAGACGCGATCGTAAAATTAATTGGATTTGCCGGAAATTTAACTTCTAGCGGCCCGCAATTTTGCGGCGTTCTGCTAGCTTAATAGGAGGATATAAAAATGGCTAATTCAACTTTTGGCGTATTAGGATTTATTACTCCTATGTTTGCTCAACGTGATACGGCTGCGGTTTTTCCTGTTGGGACTCCGCAGATCGGCACTCTGAACGACACTTGGGTATATGTATTGGCAAGTGGAACAGTAGCTACTGGAACTTGCACCGTAGATTCAGCTTTCACGGTGACGGACACAGCTGGTACTTACACTGCCGACACAGCCTTTGCATCAGGCGATTACGGTTGGGTTCGTAAAACGACTTCACCGTTGTAATGTAATTCTGGGGCGAGGTAACTCGCTCCAGTCTTTAAGGAGATTAATATGTCTATTCCATCACGAGTTTTAGGAGCAGGTAACAGTCCTATGTCCACACAAGCAATTAGTGGAACTGGCGCTGTTGGCTTGGTTGCTCTTGGAACAACGATTGCGGATGCACTGTTACTATCTGCCGATTACAATACGCTTACAACCTCATCAGCATCTACTGGCGTTCGTCTCTTGCCGACTGAAGCTGGTGCAACAGTTGTAATTCGTAATGATAGCGGCGTGACGGTAACTGTGTACCCGTATTCAGTAGCGAGTACAATCAATGCAGGTGCATCAAGTCTTTCGCTGGCAACAGCTAAGACAGCAGTATTTTATGCAACATCGGCAACCACGTGGGTTTCTATAACCACAGCGTAATAAACTAGGGAGGGAGACTTCCCTAGTCCTCAATGATAAGACCATTTCAAAAAGGACAATAA